GGGATAGCTTACTTTCACAAGCGGCTGCCCCGTCTATAATTTAACAAACATATAAAAGCACCCTATTAGGGTAGGGTAACCCCGGAGCGGATAAACCGCCCCTTTGGATTTATATAACTTTATGGTTATAGCTGATATTATGCCGAGAGTTTGGTATTGAACAATTCAATGACAAACTTTCTGCCTGATTCGGTCCAATACATATGTTCTCTTGATTTCTGTACTCCGTTATCCATATAAGGGTAGGGGACATGTTTGGTAAATCCTTTACTGCGGTATTTGGCCGTGAGGAAGTAAACAGAAGATTGTCTGTATTGAACTCCCCATTCACAGAGTAGTTTGTTCAGTTTTATAGCCGATACACCTAAGAATGCCGCTATCATGTTTGTCGTCACAAGTCCTTCACTCGACATGATTTCATCGTAACATTTACCTTTGGGGGCGAGGACCTTTATAGTATCGTCCTTTATGGATATTTCCTCGTCTTTTCTCTCGATGATAATTTGTTTCTGGGCATTTTCAGCTTCGAGCTGTTTTAATCGTTCTTCTCTTTTGGCAAGAGTGGCTTGTGCAATGGTTAGCGCACGTGCCATGATTTCTTCTGGTGTGTCTTCTTGCTTGGTGGAGATGTAGCCGCCTGTGGTGCGGATAGCAGGTAAAACTTCGGAAGTCACCCAACGTTTGAATGCTTTTGCAGTGGGTAATTTGCTACCAAATACAAGAGAATATACTCCACTTTCATTGATAATTGTTGTACTTTGTTTAAATCCTTGATTGTCAGGGATAGCGTGTTTTGCGCTATCCTCATTATCAACATGTTGTGAGATTGCAGAAACAGGATTTGAATATCCTAATGCAATTGCGACATCTCTGCCAACGAAATAGGGTTGATTGTTGACTTCAAGGGCACGGATTTTTCCGAATTCAGATGATTGGAATAGCTTTAATTCATTCATATCTGTAACCATTTAAAGATATGTTTGTGGCAAACGAAAAGCGGCTGCCATATACGCTGGTTACAGATGGTGAAATACCCTCGAAGAGCATACACAATATCTACGTATAGGCAACCGCCAATATGTAAAAGTATAGGCATAAAAAAAGCCCAACTTCTATTGAGCAAATTAACCGCTTGCTCTGCGAGGTAAATGCAATTACCATCTGTAACCATTACAAAAGTATTGAATTTTACGAGGTAATGCTAATTATTGTGCACAAAATTAGAGCATGGAATCTTGAAAGTGTATGAATTTCATACATAATTCAATATTATTAACCTTTGAGGGCTATTATACGATTTCCTAAATCAGTGAATCGTAAGGCGAAATTCCGTTTAAAGTAAAATCCCCATATCTTCACAAATAAATACATGGAGATTAATGTCTATTTATTGAGGGATCAAATTATCACTTCAATTTTCAACTTTCCGCCGAGACCACGCTCCATAACATCATATAAGGTTTTCAGAGTAATGTTCTCGCCATCGTTTTCCACTTTTGAAATGAAGGTGCACTTCTTATCTATCTTGCTGGGAAGTTCGGCTTGGACCATTTACTTTTTCTCTCTTACACTACGTATTTTAAACCCGATTCGCAGGGCTTCAAGTTCCCGTTCTATCTGGTCTCGTTCTAGTGTACCGACTTGACCGTAATATTCATTTTTGATTTGGTCTAATGTCTTTGTGTTCATTTACCAGTTTCCTTTCTTGTAAGCCAAAACTTATGTGTTTTATCCAAAAAAACCACATGAAATGTGTCTCCAACAATATGTCCAATGATAACCGCAGAACCATTTATATGTATTCTTGCCCAATTCGCATCTTCAGGAACATGTTTTGGATATTCGAACATCGTCTTATCTTTGGGAGGGAAAGAACCATATATAGCAAATTTGTCTCCGTCAACCTGCCCCATAAGTGGGGAACAACAATAACCTTTCAATGTTTCCATTGCATGACTTAATAGACCTGCTTGCTGCCAATCCTTAAAAGAAGAACCGTATTTTTGAGTGGTATCGAGATATTGGAAAGAAAGTTTAAAATTAGAAGCACGGTATGAGTCATTTACACTTTGTTTATTTTTAGCAAAAAACGTAGTTTTTTGTTTGCTTTTATATCCCGCCATTGATTTCTGTTTTATAGAACAAACGTGTAGTATCTTTTGAAATCAATTCGTTGCATTTATCGGCTTCAGAATATCCCTTACGAGCTTCTAGCCAAGGCTTTTCTTTGTGAGTGGCGGCTTCCAATTCTATACCAGTCCATTTAGAAAGGTCGCCTAATACAGATAAAATTAAATCTTGCTGATCTTGAGTAAGCTTCCCAAATTCTACATCTACATCTTCTCCTTCCTTCTTAGAATAGATAAGGTCACTATATAAAATAGACTTATCTTTTAAACTATTATACACTTTACGGCTAACAGGACCATGTACCCAAGCCTCGAATTGGTCCGTTACAAGCTCTTTATCAAAGTATGCAAGGCAATACGCATCGCAGTAAAAAATTAGTTTTTGTAGTTTTAAATGCGACATAGGTCCGTAGTGCTTCAAAATATAATCTGAAAATACCACAGAATCAATTTTTTGTAAGCTCTTATGCATTTTCATGTTTGAAACAATTTAGTGTCACAAATGTATTTTATAAACGACATATATACAAGCATAAATAGGTGAAAAGTATGTTTTTAACATATTAAACGGATAAATTGGTGAAAGATGTTTCCCCAAAAGTTGTAGCAGAAAAGATGAAAAGAAAGCGATGAAAAATTAATCTCACCGCTTTTTATATGCCTCAAAATAGGCGTGTGTAAACAAATGCCAAATTAGAGTTGTATAAACATCAATTCTTTAAATCAAAGGAACTATCCGTATTTTATCGAGCAAGCCACAAACAAGGCCATAGCGCCGAATATGGCACTTGCTACTGCGATGATGGTAGTTATAATCCATTTCCAGTCTATGGGATTGCGTAAGTTAGGATTGGTGGCAAGATAAATTTTTCCATATTTCGTTATGCGGACATCTTCAAGTTCATGCCCCTCGTTCCATAGACCTTTGACAAGACCTAATCTTTCCAACGAGTCTACGCACGAAATGAATATATGGTGCGGATAAGTGTTTGGGCAGACAATCCCGCTGCTGATTAAACGCAACACTTGCTTCTCCTGTTTTGATAGTTTGATTTGCTTCATGGTTGCCACTATTTATCGTCTTTCCTGAATGGATTGAAATCTGGGTCTTCATCTTCATCGATAATGCCGTCAAGGTACATATTAGTATTGGCTTCATCTTGCCAACGCTCAAACACGGCACGGTCGGCCTCGTCCCAGCCGGTGCGTTCTTCGGGTGTCATAGTAGCACGCTGGGCTTCGATATGCTTGATTACTTCTTTTTCTTGTTTCCTTTCCTCATCAATCTCTTTAATTACTTCCTCGATAGAAGAATAACAGGATTTGGCATAGCAGCATTCTGTACCGCCATAGATAAAAGTAACGGTTTTTTCCGTTTCGCCGATTATTTTATATTTCTTCTTCATTGCTCTACAAGTATTATTCTATAAGTGCCATCTCCTTCTATCCTACGTTTCTTAACCAAGAACTTAGTTCCTTTGTCAAACAGAATTTCATGTTGATTTTCAAGTGTAAATATACCATTAAATTCTGATATTTTGCTGATATTGCGTCCGTTTTTGCTTTGTATCTCAAAGATTACACGCTTGTGACTCTTGGGTATTCCGGCATGTGATATGAACTTCATAGGTGTATCCATGTAAAGGCTGGACGAAATGAAACCCTTATCGGACACTACATCGCCGATATGGTCAAGGAACCGTTCTTGAAGTTTCTTTATGCTCATGGTCTCTCCACGATAAACAACACCTTCATATTTGGGGAGCCTTGATAAGGCTTGACTTATCAGACGGCTTGCCACGTCCACATATTCATCTTCCGTTCCATTGCGTAAACGGCGGTTAATTTCACGACTGGTAGCCCCCTTGTTGCCAGAGGAGATGGCTTGGGTATAGGCATTGACCGCAGCCTGCTGCACTTCGGGAATATGCGGATAGATCTTGTTGTAATACTCTACACGGCTCATGGCAAGATTTGTCCTGCGCTTTCGAACAAAGGTTTTCTCTGTCTTGTTATAAACATTTACCTTAAAGTCCTCACGAATATATTTATCATTATCACGAATAAAATAAGGTGCGCTGTCCCAACTCTTTGCTCGCTGTATATTTTCGTTTATCCACTTTTTGAAAGCGTCCGGTACGTCTTTAACTTCGTTCACGCTTGCTGTCGTGGCTTCATTCCGACCGTCCCATTCCCAAAATTCTTCTTCGGTTTTTAGAATGGGTATCTTGTAACACCGGCAAAGGGGATGCCAACTGGTCCATTGGAAGTCTTTCGGGTACTTCCCGGCTAGTATATCGCAAATGTCTTGGAAAGGATTTCCGTTGCAAGTATGGTTGTTGCTTAATTTGATTTCATATCCCACCACGAAGTCCATCTGTTGCCAGCGTAGGTTTTCTGCTTGGCGGTATGCCATATTGATTTCGGAAGCAGCCAAACGGATAGAACGATACTCGCAATCCATTGCCCGTGAAGCTTTTCCGAACCTTTCCTTGTAATCTTTTTGTAGTTGCGGAAAATCGAGCAGATATTTGGAGATTTGCTTACTTAATGTAATTGCACTCGTACCTTTCTGAATGGCACATGATATGGCTTCTTCAAGTTCCTGTTTATACAGAGTCGATTGATTCCACAACTTATCTGATATGGTAAATCCTTTATCCTTACGTTGCTGAAACGCTTTCAATGCATCATTATTGGGCTGGTATAGGATTTCGTATTTCTCCTTTCCTATGGTTGCGCCATAAGTTTGCAATACTTTGTTGGCAAGAAGATCTTGAACTTCGTTGCTGTTTTTCCATTCTTCAGAAGTGCCACTATATATTACGGCTCCGATGTCCTCAACGAACCTTTCTTGTAAGTCTCTTATCCGTTTTCTTGTTTGGGGATAATCCGACCACATAAACGGCCTATCACTATCAATGGTAAAATCGGTAATTCCGACTATTTTAGCCGCCTCTAAATTCAAATCCTCGTATATGGATTCCACAAGCATGACGTATTTGGCGAGCCGTTTATTCAGCTCGCCGTACTTGCGTTTCTGATTTGGAGTTTTTGGCTTTGCCATTGCGTATTATTTATTTTCAACCCTGTCAGGTGCTGGCATTTCCAATAAACGAATAGCTTTAATTGTTTCTTTACCCTCTAGTATTGCTTTACATAAGCGGTGGTATCCATCGGCGATTTGTCCTACATCATCAAGAATAATAGGATATTCAAGAGAACATTGATTCACCCGTTTGCACTGAAATATAAAACTATGAAGTTGATTACACTCAAACGGCTCTGCTGTCAAGTCAATATTCCATAAGGGCATATCAAGTATAGGGTATTCTTTTACTTTTGCAAAGTCATAGAGTGTTTGGGCTGTCCAAATTTTATCTCCACGGTGGTATTCACTTTCAGCGAAAGTCATATTATCAACTGGAACTTTCATTTTACTGTTCTTTCTTGATGTACACTTTGATTTCACCTCTCACATGGATCTCGTCCCCAACCTTGCAGACTGTATATTCAATCAAATCTTTTTGATTGATGGAGTTGATGATTGACTTGCGTATCTCATTCTTGGTTTCACAGACAAGCATTTCAACAGCCTTACGGTTGGACCACCCTTCGTCAACTTTATTCTTCTTTCGGTAATCCTTGATTTCTTTTTTAGTCAGGACAAGGCAGACGCCAAGTTTCCTTGCTTCGTAGTTATCAACACTTTCAATATTGCTCAATCTTTCTTGTGGATTGATTTTATAAGATAACTTAATGAGCCACATTGATATTCTTTTTCTCATAATGTTTCAGTATTTAAATTGCTGACTATCCGAATATATTGTCGACCCTGCTTTGTGAAGTGATAGTCTCCTCTTGCCGTATCTGTTCCAATGTAGCCTGCGCGTCATTGCTATAACCTGCCTGTTGGATAGATTCAAGCTGAGACATGACTGGTTTTCCGCCATTAAGTTTCAATAAGCGATCTGCTGTGGCATCTTCATCTTGTTGTATGAAGGGGGTAATGATATGTTCAATCTCTATATTATCAATTTCGCTTGCCCATGATGTGTTCATGTGCTTCAAAAATTCTTTGATGACACTTGCCTCACGTTCGAAAAGCTCAATCCATGAGCCGCTTTCGTCTCCAACCTTTAAGTGGGCGTCAGTCAAAAGCATTTGTCTGGCATCGTAACCTATGTTCCCCAAAGACTTCATGTTGTCAAAAGAAACGTCCGGCATCTGCGATTGCATCCAATAGAGTTTAAGCAGGGTTTCCACGTGATACTTCAATGCTTCGATAGATTGCGACCATGATACATACGATACGTCTCCATTATATTCCACACGGTAAACTCTACGGCTTTCTCCCTTATCTTCTCCACCTTTTATACCTCCGGCTATTTTCAAAATTGGTGCTGAATTATAGGCAATCACGTCGGAGTTACGAGAAAGTGTATATTCCAATTCTTTTCGAATACGAGTTAATCCGTGGTATATAGGTACAGGTCTAAATGCGTATGCACCGGGTATTTTCATTAATCGTATTTGTTCAACAGTACCGACAGGTTCCCAACCTTTACCATTTTGTTTCCATTTATAATGTTTGTCCGATGTGTATGTCTCAAAATAAGTAATTTCTTCGTCCTTTACCTTTTTGGTGTATTCAAAGGACATTGCAAGCATATCGTCAAGCTCGTCGATCAATGGATATAGTTTTACTCCCTCCATTGGCGAGTATGTCTTGCATTTTAGCTTATACTTACTATTAAAACCATATAATGTATTGGGCTTTTCTACTACGTACCAAATTGTGAAAATTTCGCATGAGGCGAAATACGCATTTGCACGTTTAATATTTTCTGTATCGATTCGGGCATACTTGTAAATTGCCTCTATAGCCTTTGCTATCTGTTGGCGGACTTCAAATCCTTCTGTGTTGTGGTAGATACGTTTTACAGGAATGGCAAACATGAACTCAGTCATACGCTTTGTAAGTAGCTTTTCAAGGCCAATGTAAATGCGTGATGCTTCTTCTTTTGTCCCGTCTTTGCGTATTTTATCTTTTCGTGTTATAGTATCTTTGGCTATTTCATGGAATGATGGTTCATACGCTTTAATAAGAAATTCCCATGAAGGAACACAAACGGATTTTCTTTTTAAGTCATTGATAATATTATCAACGGGTCGGGCACTGTTTAATATAGCGGTTATTTCGTCCATGATTGTATAATTGTGCAGTGCATCTTCACACTGTGTATTTATTATTGATTTCTAAGGAATTTGTTTACAAAATATACTTGTCCTTTTCCGGTTATTTTCGGTGTTATAGTGGTATGTAATACGCCACCATTACCAGACCGTACTCCTTTTTTCAACTCAAATAATCCTTGTTCAATATATTGCTGATTGGGGATATTGTACCGTTCACCATGTTTCCCAAGATATCCGTTTTCACGCAGCCATGCGAATAACCGCTTTTCTCCGATTGGATAACCGTTCTGAGCAATTAATTTAGCAAGTTCTCCAATCAAGCAAGAAGTATTAGAAGATTGAACCGCATTCGTAAATGCAACTGACGGTGCGGCTTCAGCTACTTTTTTTTCCGCTTCAATGCGCTTTTGGCGTTCTTCTTTAATTTGGGTAGCAAGTTTAATTAAATAATCTGGAGATAAAAGAGCCTTTTCAAGTGTTTCGTTTGTCAGGTATACGCCATGTTTTCGGATAGAAGGGAGAACTTCACTTGTCACCCATTTGCGAAACGGCTTTGCTTTTTCGCTGTCACTACGAATTATCACATCATATAAACCGCTTTCTGTTATAAATGTAACTTGTTGATTTCTACCTAACGAATCTATGGTGTCCATTTGGCGGACATCATCTTCTTCAAGTCTTGACCTGACATTTCTTGCGTTAGTAATGCCTATAATACTGCACACATCTGCCAAGCAAAACAATGGCTCGTTACTCTCACTCATTGCAATTCTTACTTTTCCGAATTGCTCATTCTCAAAAATTTTAATTTCGTCCATAGGCATGTTTCGCATTACTTCATACGATTTTTTTTCAAAAATAGTAAAAGTGAATGAATTTCATATACTTTTAAGACTAAATTTGTTTAATCTACTATATTCGCCAGTTTTAGTGTTTTCCTGCATTCTCCGTTGAGCGGCAAATTTGATACAGATACAGTAATATCGCTGACACTCCTTTCAGGTAGCAAGATTTAAGAAATGAAATATATAAATATATTTCTTAAACTCTACTGTGAGAGAATCAGCGATATTTACTGCCTTTATTGCTATTTTGAATATACATTAAATCTCACCTTATTCCTACTTCTGAAATTCACTATATCTTCGATCATTCTGATATAATCATCGGAATTTACACATGGAGTGAAAGCACGGGGATTGAGTTTTATTTTCTTTAATACGAGCTCATTGTCAAAGTCTTCACATCGATATAGCTTTATAATAGCTGCTACAAACTCCCTTCTCCTGTATATTGGTGAACTCTGGTTTTCACAAAAGGGTTTATAAGCCATTACCATATCTGCTAGTTTGCATGAGGTTTCAAAATCTTTTATAACAAAAAGACCTCTTCGTATGGCACTATGGTTTAGGTGTCTCTTTTTATCATAATCACAAGTCAAAGACATTCGCAAGAAAAATTCGCATATAGAGATTGGGAAATCTGGATACCTTTTTTGAAACTCCATTATCTTCACATACTCTTTTTTACCTTCATCTGCATAGGATTTAACAAAGTCTTTTTTTTTGCCAATTCCGAGCTTCCATATTATACATACGCACCTGCTCAACGCCGTATCCTTCTACTATGATGTATCTTATAGGTTTATGTAGTTCCTTTGATGCAAGAAAACGGTTTTGCCCATCTATTATTTCAAATTTTTCATTCACAATAATAACTGTAAATAGGAATTGCTCATTCATTTGAGTTGCAATCTTCTTGTAATGGTCAATTTCCCTATTCCCTTTTTCCATGATATGAAACTTATCGTAGTCGTATGTTTCATAAACAGATGCTATTTGTTTGTCCATTGTATGATAATTTAATTTGTAAATAAACTTTTTATGATAATAAGATTAGAAATCGCAAGCGTGAGTATATTGCTTTTTCAGGCTTTCTAAGGCTTTTTCTGTAACAAGGTATGCGTAATGCTGCTTATGCGCTTGATAGAGCGTGTCTCTTTGAGAACAACAGGCTTATTGAAGATGATTTCATACCTGTTACCACAGTTCGTTATCCGAAAATCAACACTACGCTTGTATCTGTCCAATTCTGTTTCTTTGTATTCACCTTTGGGGACAAAATTAGGATTGGACACCAAGTAGCCTTCTGCTACCAATATACCATTTGAGTTATATACTTTCATAATCGTGTTTTCATGACATTATCAGTAATTTTGCTACCTGTACTATCAAATACTTCTATAGTTGGTCTACCTCCGTTATCAATAGGAGAAATAGCCTCTGATGTTTCATATAAAGTTTCTCCGTCTGTAACCATTATCTGCTTGTCATCTTCAAAACAAAGTACATCTTCACCTCCCCATGATTTTATTATTTCTAACGCTTCTTTATAACTTTCTGCTTCGATAGAAAACTGAGTACGCTCCCAACATGTTACTTTGCGGTCCTGATAAAAATCAAATGTGTTCATTGCTCTTATGTAATATATCTTATTTTATTTCACTTATTGTAAGTTCTGGATATTCTGCTCCTCTTGCATTTTCCAAAAAAATCATTGTGTTGCAAAAATCAACTGCTTCTTCGTATGTTGCAAACTTAAATGTTACACTTGAACCTTTCTTTGATACTTGGTATTTCATCGTTCTTGTCTTTTAATTATTAGTAATATTGGTTTGTTTTAGTATTGTAAAGATACTCATTATCAGTGAGTTAACCAAATATTTATAGCCTTATTTTGCTCATAATCAGGAGTTTAACTTTTGGTAACTTTTAAGTTCCCATTTATATCCTGCTTCGTCCCATTATAAAATCTCATCATGTTTATTCTTGTATTAATTTTTTGCTTAATATTTTTCTTTTTGAGTTGTTCACCCCACTGATAGGCTTCCTCAATGACACTCTTGCAATGTTTCTTCTCCCAATTTTCGCAGAAAGGATATGACTTGTATATACTCTCAATCATGTTTCAAATAATTTTTTATAACTCATATTTTACTCCTAATTTTCATCAAATATGCTTTCGATTTTTTCGTTCACCCTGTCACATGTATCTCCAAAGGAAATGGCAAAAGATTCGTCGCCTACACGGTCTATGATGGATCGCAGGTCACGGGCGATGTGGTTGAACGCCCGCAGTTCTTCCAGCATAGGGAGGGTAACAGTGCCGTCGTATTTTTTCAGTAGTGAAAGTAAATCGACGGCGGAGGATTCTGCAATGTCCGCCAACACTGGGATTTTTCTCAGGAGGCGATTACATTTCTCTTTGTCCTCTTTGCTCATGGTGTCGGTGATTGTTTTTGCCGTGACTTGCTCTCGGGTTTGCAGTAGTCGGTCATATTGCCTTCGTAAGTTGTCAAACAGAGCGAAGTCGCCCCTTCTCAGAGCCTTCTCCATCTTCCGGCTGTACTCCTCTTTCAATATTTCGATGTCCATGATTTACTTGTTTTAAATAATTATTTCAATATCAACTCTCTTGGTTCTTTGTCTTCCCATTTTACTTCTGGGAATAAACTGTCACTTAATACAACAACAGTAGTATTTTTGTCTCTAAATCCCCATGTATACTTACGTTTAAATGGTTTAGTTGAGTACATAAACAATTTTCCACTTTCGTCCCTTGCTATCCACATAACTTGCTATTTCTTAATAATTTCATCATTTATAATAAACTGACCTCTAATTTCTGTCGGCAAAATATTCGTGATATTCGCTCTATGTTCTTCACCGTGCATAGATTTGAGCAACGGGTGTATTTCTTTTGGCATAGGAGCGGGACAATCTTCGCAATGTACTACCATTTCAAAATGTTGTTTTTGTCCATTCTTGTCCTTACTACCACAGCATTCACAATGAATAGGATAATAGAAATAAGTCCTTTCTAATGGTGCTTCTTTGCCACAGATTTCACATTTACCAAATTCAATTTCTCCCATGATTATTCCAAAGTTTAACTAATTGTTTTTCTGTATATGGTTCTTTTATACCCATATTTGCATTCACATACCATATTCCTATGGAATCAATAAGTATGAATCTATTTACATCTACCCGGTATATCTCATTATCGGGGTATGCTTCCTTTACAGCAGTTGTACAGTCTCCATTTGTATAGCAGCTTGTTAGTATAAGCGATACTAATAAAAGCAATAAAAATTTCTTCATATTTACTCCTCCCACTCGATTTTAACGGTATCAACATAGTCAAATCCTACTACGGAAGATTTTTTTGCTTCCTCTTTGGTCGGGTAAATACTTGCCATGCAAGGGATTTTCTTTCCTACATTATATGATTTATATACATTCACCCACCCCTCTTTCTTCTGGGGGAACATCATGAGGTCGTATTTATCAATCTGGTCGACAAAAAATCTACCATTTTCAAGATATTGCAAAACAGTTTCTTTATTACAATCGTATATTAAAGCAACAATTGGTTTATTACATTTTGCGTCAAAGCAAATAATCCTTGCCTTTCTACCATCACGAGTACATACTGGCTTGCCAGCTTTGGCTGCTTCGAGGTCAAAGGGTTTAAAATTCAATTTCTTTTCTTCCATATCTTCTTTGTTTTGTTTGATTTCAATTCTTAATATACAGTTTGCATAATAACACATTCGTGTTTTATAGTCACGAATAGAATTAGGCTGTTTCTCGCCAGATAATGTTTGCATTAAATGGCCATTGCTCATATACGGCTCTCCGACCTTTTCAAGTTTCTTGAAGATTACAGATTTACCATCTTTTCTATAACATGATAAACATTCTCCTCTTATCTCAAATACATCACTACAATGAATATCACTCTTGGTAGCTA